CCTGCTGATAAATGCGTAACAATAATTCCTCTTTCGGCAGTCTCATTCATAAAATAGCTGAGATCTGTTAAATGTTCTACTCTATCTGGTTTAAGTGCCATATTTATTTTCTCCCAAAAAAATTATCTCTTTAAAATTTGACTTGATACCCAGCTATTTAAGCTAGAGCGTAAATTTGACATTGAATCTGCTTCTAGACTATCTGAAGCAATAGAAAGATTTACATCTTCTTGAACATCAACTGATTCTAGTACTTCCTCTGAAGCCTCTACAACTTCTGATTCTGTCTCTTCAACTGATGCTTCAACTTCATCATCAGCAACTGGAGTATCTTCAGATTCTTCAGCCTTAACAGGACCACCCTTGTTATACTTCTTCATCATCATAGCAAAGATTTCAAATTGCTCATCTGAAAGATTTTCAAAAGTATCAACTTGAGCAGCAGCCTCTTCAACCTCCATACCTGCGTCAACTAAAGATGCCATTCTCTTTTCCTTCTTATCTTTTTCCTTCATATCGTGCATCATAGCTTCGGCCTGAGTTAACTTTTCAGTTAATTCAGCAATTGTAGCCTCTAATGAAGCAATTGTTTCCTCAGCTTTTTCAGCAACTGTTACATATGACTGTTTTTCAGTCTCAATATTGTCAAGGCTAGCCTTAAGCTCTTCAATTTGAGCCTCATACTCTTTAACAGAAGCCTCAGATAACTTTTGAGTTAGATCTTTAACTTCTGCCTTGGAAGCATCAAGAGCAGCCTTAAGCTCTGAAACCTCTTTTTCTAAATATTCTGACATATCACTCTCCCATAAAAGTTCAGAGATAGGATTTTCTACATAATTGGTTGATACATTTCCTTGACATAAAAATAAATCTTCTACATATGAAGCTTTACTGAACGGAAAATCTCTATCCACATTAAAAATGATACTATCTGGATTGGCAGGGTTCGCGACGAAACCTTTTCCGCTAAAAGTAATATTTTTTAGTAACCTACCAACTCTGTGATTTTGATATACACCATTACCACCGTAAGCACGCAAATGTTGGGTTAAGAAAGCGGTATTTTCACCTCTAGCAATGATATGATACTCACCATTTGGTGATTCAACCGCATAATCGAAGCCCTTAAAAATACATTCCATTGAAACGGCTTTTTCACCGTTTTGTATTTCAGTAATTAATTTTTCTGCCCTAGCCCTATATTCTGGATCTTGCCACTGTCTATAGATGACAGAAGCAACTAATATATGATATACATCTGGCAGATCATTAATGTCTGTATCTTCATTAATTAATTCAAAGTTTTTATCTACTGGCCAATTACCAATAATATTACCAACGATTTCTTTTTCATTATGCTCTATGTTTGTTGGCTTATATAATGGGGTTGACTTAGATACCCATACATCTTCTGGTCCAAAAACATCATCATTCTTATTCCATGAAGTACTTACAAGAATAGAGTAGACCTTAAAGACATCGTCGTCTTCAGCAGATGCTTTTGTCAGCCAATCGACCTCATCTCTTATATTAGTACTAATAGATTTACCTGGATAATCTTTATCTATCATGGTAGGCATAGTATAAGCAATAGAAGCATTTGCTTTAATTTGCTTTTCTAAACCAGCATTTATTTCTGCTTGATAAACTTTCATATCGACCTCATATAAGTTATAGGTGTCTTACCCATATACTCTACACCAATTTTATTTTGAGATATAGAAATCTGCATAATACGAAGCCCTAATATTTCTAATCTCGTCGATACTCAGCTTTCTATTTAAGTCAGCCATAGTATCATGAACCCATTTTTTACACTGAATTGAATGAGTTTGTGCAAAAGCCTTACTCATTGCATTGCTAATATTTTCTAATGTTAATTCAGTAAATGGTTCTAGATTCATTAGGATATTGAACTTAATTTCTTCTGCTTGGTCAAATTCTTCCGAAGTTAAGCTTCTCATATTACCCTTTGTAAATTGTTGTAAAATACCAGGATTCATAATCTCTGCAATTTTAAATTGAACATCTCTAGCCCATGTTTGTATAGAAGCCTTTAATGCTGGCTTGAATGTTCTTTGTTCTCTAGGACCAGTATCATTAGAATTTTTTGGTCTCCCTGGTTCACCAGTTTGAGTATTCTCTTCTGGTCTACCTGGAACACCAACACCCTTTTGTTTTTGCTTGGCTTCTTTTTGTCTCATAGTTAATACTGAGTCCTCTCCCTTTTTCTTTTCATCAAGCTGTAATCCAACTTCACTAGGAGAAGTAAGACCAGTTTGTAGTGTAATTTTCTTTAATTGGAAATCTTGATCTGCTTGATGGAAAGGACTAACTTTTTCAGTTTTCTTTTTGTTTTCACCATCAATTCTTCTATTTTCAATTTCTGGATTAGCCTTCACATATCTTTGAACAAATTCATCACTAAGAATATTTCTATCTGCCATAGATAATAAGATATTCATAACTGATGCTGGATCTTCTAAGTTCATGTAATCAAATTCTACAGTAGCAGGAAACTTAAAGCCCATGGATTTCTGGACCATCTTAATTTGCTCTTCCCAGAAATTTATAACTATGTTGCGTACATAATTAAGTCTTTCAGTAAGCGTTTTTAATGAGATGAAATTATTAGTTGTTCCAGATGCACCAAATGTGCCAGTTAGTGTTGGAGGAATACCAAGTGCTGCATAAATAGCCATGAGGGTTGGACGATATTTTTCTTCTCCTAAAAATCCTTGCACATCTGTGCTTGTTTCAATAAGCTCAATATCTGGTCCCCAAATAATATCTTTTGTTCCACCCTGAACATTTGCACCTAAAATACTATTAAGAGTTTGTGATGCAGATGGTGTTGGTGCAAGCTTATGCTCTAAACTACCTAGTTTCCACACACGAATCTTAGAAATAGCACCGTCTAGTGCTGCCTGATCAGCAAGTTTTAACTTTTCATAAAGAATTAGATCTCTAAAACATGCATATGTCATAGGGTCTGCCCATGTCTGCCAATCATCTTTTTTATAAAAATAAACAAATGTTTTATCTGGATCTAATAAAATCTGCTTACCATCCTTAATGGATTGCAATACATCTGGATGTATCTCAGATAATATTTTTTGCATATTAATATCAGAACTATTAAGTAAATTATTAACATGTGCAGATAATGTCAATGGAATTTTGATAGTATATCTTGGATTATTTGTTAATGATGCAATAGGACCGCCTACTACATCAACTAGAAGTGGGTCTAGAAAGTTATATTTCCATGGTAATTCATTTTTACCGAACTTATTATTATCTGGAATCTGCATATCAATTGCTGCCATAGCACGCTGCATCTCCAAACGCTTCTTAGCATTTACTTTAGCAGTTTTCATTTTAATAACAACATTAGCTTCTCTAAAAAGTAAATTGCATAATCTCTCAGATACTGCCTGACCATCTACACGATTGAACCAGTTTTTATAAAAATTATCTATCTGCTTATTTCTATGGGCTAGCCTTACCCCTTGACATGCAAAGTCACCCATTAAATCAATAGAATTTCTAATAAGACCAATTCTTCTATATGCATATCTTGCGAAACCCATAATTTCTTTAGGGGTTGTTGGGACACGGTCACTTGGACGAAACCAATCAAAATCAGATTGATTGAGCCCTGGTCGGCCACTTAGATCTGTCGTAAGATTAGAATAATCTCTACGATAACTAGAATATGATCCCTTTGATATCATAGAATTTTGTAGAGCAGAACCCCATTCGGCAAAAGCCTGCTCCATATCCTTTTTAGATGACCAACTACGATATGCTGCTTCTGAATCTGACATATATTTTCTCCTCATTGGAAATAATGGGTATTGTAATACTGTTTATACTATACACCATTATATATTACTTCTGCATATCTTTGTTGACCATAAAACATGTTGCTGGATTATATGATTGGGCCCATTCGGGACCGACATACATTCTACCTTGTAGCTTTTCATTATTTTTATCTTGTCCGATTATCCTACCAATATTAACATATGTTGGTGCAGGAATAGCACGTTGCATAGATCTAGCTATCATATTAGCAATAACAAGTGCAGAATAACGGTCTTTTCTCATTCTACCTTTTTTACCTGTATCTAATTTAACTTCAGGAGTATCAAATCTTTCTCTACCATTGGCTGTAACACTCACTACCACTGTAGTAAGTTCAGTTTTAAGCTCTTCAATATCCATAACACAGTCTTCAAGAGTATCATACAGCTTCAATGCAGCAGAATCTCCATAAACTTCTTTGAGACTGTTGAATTGCATTTTATCTTTTTCAGTCATAAGAGAGAGTGTCACAGTGTCAAATCTAGGAAATAATAATACTTTATCTTCAATATCTTTTCTAAGACCGTGATTTGCCTTACTAGTCCATTCAGCACTGGCAAAATTAATATATTCTAAAATATGATCACCAGCAATATCATCGGTTGGTTTTTTCTTGCTATCTTCGATTATGGGTAGAATTTTTCTCTCTCCAGGCTGTAGCTTATCTTCGTCTGCTAAACCTTCTGCAATAGCAAAACCACCACCTTGTGAATCAATACCGATTCTAGAACATGGGAATGCTCTCATTAACTCTCGAACCTTCCTAACACAAAAACTATAATAATCACTCACATCGGTAAGACCCATTCTAACGCGAGCCTGAAAATCTTTTTTATTTGTTGTCCATGAATATACTAATCTTTGGTGTTCTGGATGAATTTCTAAAATAATAAGTGCAAAATTATCTTGTTCACTAGCTGGGTCAATACCATAAACATATTGTTTATCTATTTGTCCCCTAGTTGTTACATCAAAAACAGAGGGACAATATGGAGGCCATCCAGGTTTCTCGACATTCTTATTATGAGCGGTAGCAGCTTCAATTAAACTTCTTCTAAAAAACCCCTGTGAATCAGTTGTGAAACATGCACCATATTCCATTTGATAGATGCCATTATGCATGGTAGCCCTGGCCCTTGTAACCTGTTGGTCATCCATAAAGCCCTCTGGTATAAGTTCATATGGAATTCTAATCACTGAGAATTGTTTCCAGTCTAATCTTTTCATATAGTCTGGAACGTCACTATTCTCAACAGAATCCGACATTCTACGAAAATCACCCTTATTTTTTATTGTAGAACAATATTTTTTCCAATAATCTGCGAATGGTTCAAAATCATATCCGCAAGTTCCCGCTAAAATAGATTGGTTTTGTTGTCTATCTTTATATTCATCTTCTTGATCATCTGTCCATCTGCCCTCAGCCTGCATTTTTTTACGCTTTGCTGCCTGCTTGACATTATCTGTTGGTTTTGCAGAAACAGCAGCGAAACCAGCAACAACAGTCTCATAGATATCTACAGGAATAGAGTTAAATTCGTCAGCAATGATAGTGTGAGCACGCAGACCTCTAATCTTACTTCCATCACCAAGAGGAACTGCCATTGCCCAAGATTCATTGATCTTCATTAAACATCTATCAACATCTCTACGAGGACCAGAAGAATCTGAACAGATACTTTGTAATAAAGGAGCATTTCTCCAAATTGTATCCATATATTCAAAAATAACTTTTGATTGACGGAACGCAGAACCAACTATAACAACTTTAGTTCCAGGGACCAATGCACATCTTAAGGTGCAATAAACCGCCAATAAGAAAGACTTACCAAAACCACGGCTTGCGATATACATTGGGAATGCTTTAGTCCATAACTCACGCAAAACCACTACCTGTTCTGGCAAAAGTTCAATGTTTAATAGTGTTTTCGCCGTCCAATAGAAATACTTAGGATTCTTCATTAGAGATAAAGCATAGAGATGAAGATGATCTCTTTGCTTTTGAGTCATATCTTTAAAGGGGTTTTTTATACCCTTAACATCTTCAGAGGTTAAATTAAGATATGCTAGATCATCGCTATTTACATCGTAATGTTTATTTATCATTATGATAATCCCATACTGATCTCATAAGTCTGAATGCTATACGCTGTGCTCTTTCTTTATCTCCTGCTGCAATGACACATACACCTTTATCAACCATTAAAGTACTGAGCAGGGACATTATATAGTTCCCTTTTATGCGAATTTTACTTCTGATGGCCTTATCCTTTATTGGGTCATTACTGAATTTAACATTCTCTGGGTATCTTTCTATATCTAGCCAGTTGAATTCTAATATAAGAAATTTATGTTTGAATGTTGCCATTCTATCCATTTCTGTCCAGAATCTTTTTTCAGAGCAGTTTCCAGCTAGTTCAGTTACAGATTCTTTACGCTCTATACAAAGAAGATGTTCCATATCTTCTATGGTATAATCACCTATATTGACCTTAGCCTTAGTGGTTCCAGAACAATATTGATCTTCCTCGAACCACCAGCCATGACCATCTTTCTCTCTCGTATCTTTTATAATATGGAATCTACTCATCATTTAGATAGGCGTCTATCTCCTCCGTCACTAGTTCATTTTGTAGTTTTAATGATTCATAATATTCAGCGGCTTGTTGTTCATTATCAAATTCTGGTTCTAAGATAGTATATGGTTGGAAACCGAAGTCTCCACGTTCTTTTCTCATAAATAATTTATTAATATGTTCTAATTCACCCTGTCTCATTTTGAGACGAGCAAGGTCTATACTTAATGTATCGAACCGATATAAAATAAGTAAAAAAGCACATAATATAATAGCAGGAGTTTGTATCTTTTTAAAAACCCACTTAATTATATCAATAGCTTTAATCTTATTTGTCATCTTTGCCACCATATTTTTTGATCTTATCAAGCATTTGCCATTCTAGCACCTTGATAAAGAATTGTTCAAAATCACGCTCCTTCCCTTTAATGTCATTATGACATTTTTTACACAATGTAATTCCATTTGAAATATCATATCTTAGACCAGGGTAAGATCCCCAAGTTTTAATATGATGAACCTCTAGTCTGCCGCTATTACCGCACCCAGGCCACTGACATTGAAAGTTATCTCTTTCTCTTACTGCCCGTCTCCAATTCTCATATGCTGGATCTTTCCATTTTCGTTTTTCGGGCGTCATCTATCTCACTTCTCACCATACGTTGTGCTA